CTGGATCGCGCCGGCTACGAGGACCTGGAGGTCGTCGACGTCAATGCGCAGACGGACAGCCGGAAGGATCGCGCCGAGACCAACGAGGTCCTGATCCGCTCCGGACAGCGCACGATCAACGAAGCGCGGCGCGCCGACGGCGAAGACCCGATCGAGGGCGGCGACGTCCCGATGGTGGCCAGCACGCTGACCCCGCTCGGGGGGACCGGCGAGCCCGACGGCGACACGAACCGGATCGACCCGAACGACCTCGGGAAGCTGGTCACTGCGGCGGGTACGCTCATCCGGAGCGGCTTCGACCCCCAGGCATCCCTGGCCGCCGTGGGCCTGCCCTCGATCGCGCACACCGGGCTGATCCCGGTCACGGTGCAGACCGAGGCGGAAGGTGATCCTGCCACCCCCGCGCCGGGCGCTCCCACGAAGCCCGAACCCACCACCCCCCAGCGGGTCGAGCGCCGGTCCGCCCTGGAGAGAGCGCTGGACAGCTACCGCTCCGCGATGCTCGAGCACGAGGAGTCGGCACGGTCCGCGACGGCCGATCTGTGGGCCGGTGTCGAGACGGCGATCCGGGCGGATCTGGAAGCTCTCCAGACGCGCATCGAGGAGCTGGCCGCCGCCGGCGGCGCTGCAACCCCGGAGATGCTCGCGGCGGACCGTCGCTACCAGGAGATGCTGGACACGATCGAGCGGGAGATCGCGGACCTGGCCGATGGGGCGACGGAGGCGACGCAAGCCGCTCAGGCGGCGGGGATCGAGGCCACCCTCGGACACGTCCCCGTGGTAGCCCGCGCGGCCGCGGGGCCGGCGCCGTCGGGCCACACGCTGCCCTGGAACGAGCCTGACGTCGATGCCGTGCGCGCCCTGATCGGCTTCGCCTCCGACGGAAGCCCGCTGCGCGATCTCTTCGTGGCGATCGGGCCGGACCTGGCGAGGGCGGCGACGCAGGTCCTCGTGACCGGCGTTGCGGCGGGCGAGGGACCGGCGGCGACCGCGCGCGCTCTGTCCGCCGTGCTCAACGTCAGCCGGGCCCGGGCGGAGGCGATCGCACGCACCGAGACGATGCGCGCCTTCCGCGAGGCGAGCCGCCAGGCCTTCGAGGCGAACCAGGACGTCGTGGAGGGCTGGGTCTGGACCTCAGCGCTGGGAACCCGCACCTGCGCCGCCTGCTGGGCAAGGCACGGCACGATCCACCCCGCGAGCGAGACGCTCCACGGCCACGTTCAGTGCCGCTGCGTCGCCGTCCCGCGCACCCGCGCCTGGGGCGAGATCGTGGGCGACCCGACGCTTCCGGACGATCGGCCGGAGATCGAGACCGGTGCGGAGCTGTTTGCCGGTCTCACGGACGGCCAGCAGCGCGAGATCCTCGGACCCGGCGCGTGGGAGCTGTACCAGGCCGGTGCGATCGCGCTGGCCGACATGGCCCGCACCGACGTCGATCCCCGCTGGGGGCCGAGCGTGCGCCCTGCCACCCTCGCGGAGCTGAGCGCGGAGCTGGGGCGCTGGGAGCGCAAGGCGATCGCGCGGCTGAAGTCCGGCCGCGGCGCCAACTGCCGCTTTGAGACGGCCCTTATCCCCACAGACGTCGCCGAGCGCATCTCGGCGGGACTGGCGGCGGCCACGACCGCCCCGCAGATCAAGGCGGTCTTCCGCCAGGAGACAGCAGTATGAAAACCCTCATCGAGCGCCGCAAGCCGCTGCGCGCCTTCTTCGAGTTGGGGCGGGTCCTGCGATCCGCCGACACCGCCTCGGCTCCGTACCGCGTCGTCGAGGGCTACGCCTACGCCAACGCCTGGGTCGGCGACGGGGTGAACCTGAAGCGCTCCGCGATGGTCGCCGCGACCGACGACTATATGCGCTGGGGCGCGGTGCGGGAGATGCACCAGCCCAGCGCCGTCGGCACCGCGATCGGGCAAGTAGAAGTCGTGCGCGAGGACGGCGAGGCCGAGACGCTCCCACTCGGCTGCTTCTGGGACGAGAGAGGGGTGCTGCTGCGCTCCAAGATCGTCGACCCGGATGCGATCCTCAAGATCGACGAAGGGGTGTACCGCGGCTACTCGGTCGGCATCCGAGCCACGCTCATGCGCGGATCGGACATTGAGGCGTGTAGCTGGATCGAGAACAGCCTGGTCGATCGGCCCGCAGATCCCGACGGCGGCTTCACGGCGGTCCGCGTCGACGCCGCCGCCCAGGAGTACGAGGTCACCCGGATGGTCGAGGGCCGCACCTTCGCCGACTACCTGGACGAGCTGCGCCAGCAGGACGTCATCAACGACCTCAGCTCCGCGTACTACACCTTCCTCGACTGCTGCTACTCCATCCTGCAAGCCGGCGGCGACGCGGGGATGCTGAGCCAGAACCTGGACGAGTTCGTCGCCTACGTCAAGTCCCACGTCTTCGCCGAGGCGGGCATGGAGCGCGTGCAGCGCGCCCTTGAAGCCGCCACGGCCGCCCGGCAGGCGCTCGCCGACCTGCCCTCCGCCGTGGAGCGGGCTGCATCCGCTCAGGCCAGCGATTCGGAGTCCCGCACGGCTCTGGAGACGGCGCGCGCAGAGGCCACACGCCTGCGCTCCGATCTCGCCGCACGCGACGCCCAGATCGAGCGCCTGACGCGCACGCCCGACCCCAACCAGCAGCGCCCCATGCGGACGCCGGCTGGCTTCGTCGCACCCGAGCGCCAGTTCGCCGCCTCCGGCGACCCCGACGCACTGAAGGACCTGCGCGCGGAGCTCGCCCGCCTGGACGCGACCGACGTGTCCGGCATGAGCGAGCCCGATCGGCAGACCCTCGTGACGCGGATGATGACGCTCAAATCTCAGATCGCGGCCGGGGAGGCCGCATAACATGGTCTTCATTCCAACCAACGCCTTCCAGCGTGTCGGCATTCACGGCCTGGTCCCGTGCGTCGTCACCGAGTCCGCCCCGATCTACTCGCGCGCTCAGGCGTCCGGCGCTCCCAGCGCTGGCATGGATCGCCTCAACGACCTGCTCACCCGCGGCGACGTCTCGGGCGACATGAACGGCGTCCTGGCGGCGATCCGCGATGAGATGCAGTCGATCCAGCGCAACATCACCAGCGCCACCTCTGCCCTCCCGATCCGCGAGAACCTGGAGGCCGAGGCCAAGAAGCTGATGCCGCTGGACACCCCGATGCGCAACAAGGTCCCGCGCGTACCCGGAGCGGGCACGGCGGCCGCGTGGCGCCAGCTCACGGGCCTGGGCTCCAACAGCACCGGCACCGCGGTACAGGCGTTCTTCGGCGAGTCGGGCGCACCTGCCGTCGACGACAGCACCTACGCCAGCAAGTCCGCCAGCTACAAGCTCATGGGCAAGCTCGGCGGGATTACGGGCTTCGCGATGGCGGCGGGCGCGAACTTCCAGAACCAGCTCGCCTCCGAGAAGGCCAACAAGCTCCTCGCCCTGATGCAGAACGAGGAGAACGCGATCATCAACGGGTCGGCGACCTCGACCGCTGCACCCTGGGGCGACGGCACGACCGCGTTCGGCTTCAACGGCCTCATCAACCTGGTCACCACCGCCAACGGCACCCCGGCCGGCCAGGTCCAGACCACCGTCGGCGCACTGACCCTGGCGCACCTGGACGCTCAGCTCAACTTCCTCTACGCCCAGGGCGCACGGGGCCTGTGGATGCTGATGTCCGCGACCGAGGTGACGAGCCTGGCGCACCTGGCGACCGGCGGATCCAACGCCTACCGCATCGTGATCGACCCGAAGGCGGCCCAGATCGGGACCTCGGTGACGAGCTACATTCACCCGGTGACCGGCGAGCCGGTGAAGGTGATCCCCAGCCGCTTCCTGGCGGCGGGCACCATCATCTTCGGCTGCGACTCTCTGCCCGACGGTTCGCCGTCGCTGGAGATGGACGTCCTGCCGCAGGCCCAGCTCCCCGGCATCGCGTTCGGCGAGAACATCCAGGGCTACACCGCCCAGGAGATCGCGCCGGCCGTCGCCAGCCCCCAGCTCTTCCCGTTCATCGTCTCGGTCTACGAGGTCCTGAAGATGAAGAGCGCCCTCCACTTCTGCAAGTCGACCGGCGTCACCGCCGTCTGACCCTGACCGCGAGAAGGCGGGCGGGGGCTTCGGTCCCCGCCCGTTGAAAGGCCACCATGTCCATGTTCCACACGTTCCCCACCGAAGTCGTCGAGCAGAGCCCGGCCCAGAGCCGCGCCTTTGTCGGCGACGGCTCCGCGTTTCTGCCGGTCCCCGGGCTGAAGAAGCTGACCGGCGTCCAGGTCGGGCGCATCGCCTGCCCTCTGACCGAGGTGCGCCGCTACCCGACCAACCCCGATCAGACCGAGTACGAGGACATCGAAGAGCCGCTCTTCCAGGTCCAGCCCAACCCGGCGACCGGCGTGCCGACCATCCTGCGCTCCACCAACAGCAACCACGGCATCTGGCAGAAGGGCGAGACGATCCTCGTCTTCGGTGAGTGGCAGCCGGAGAGCGGAGCCGAAGAGCCCGCCAAGGAGCCCGCCAAGGAGCCTGCCAAGGCATCCAAGGCCAAGCAGCCCGCGCAGGAGCCCGCGCAGCCGTGACCCTCCAGGCCGCGGTCGAGGACCTGGCCGGGCGCTGCGACGCCCGGAAAGCGCCGACGATCTCCGACGACGAGCTGACGAACCTGCTGGAACAGCAGGCGACCGTGAGCCTGTTCGCGCCGGATACCGTCTATGCGCGCGGCCAGATCGTTCTCCCCTCGACCGCGGACCTCAACGCCCGGGGCCCGGCCTACGTCATCGCCCAGGGCGGCCTGGCCGGATCGGAGCCCTCGACCTGGCCCAACTCGCCCGGGCTGCGCGTCATCACCGGCTCCGTGCAGATCACCTGGTGGGGCATCCACGACGGTGCGCCCTGGGACATCACCGAGGCGGCGCGGCTCGCGCTGAAGCTCAAGATCGCCCGGTGCGCGCGCCTGGTCGACACCGCCGACCGCGACACGAAGATGCAGCTCTCTCAGATGCTCGCCGGCTACGAGGCAGCGCTCAAAACCTACGGTCCGTCGTCGCGGGGGTTCTTCTGATGGACGCCGACGCGCTTCAGATGCGCCGCGAGTACTGGGAGGAGATCTACGCCACCCAGACCGGCACGCTGACCCTTCCCGCCCGGACCGTCCGCAACGACTACGGCTACGGCGAGCAGGTCGCATCCCCGACGGTGATCCCGACCCCCTGCCGCGTGATCGGCCCGCTGTCCTCACCCCGCGAGGTCGAGCAGGGCGACCAGACCATCGCGCTCTGCGACTTTGAGGTGCGGCTGCCGTGGCGGATCCACGAGCAGGCCGTCGTGATGAATAGCGCCACGATCGAGGTGAGCGTCGGCGGCGCGATCCAGACCTACCGCGTCATGGGGCTCGACCGCGGCCGCCCCGACGCCCTGTTCCTCGCCTGCCTATGCCTGCGAGAGGAGAAGCGCTCGTGACCCTGTCCATCGAAAACATCCTGAGCGTCGCCACGCTCCTGATTGCTCTGCTGACCTCGCACCTGCGCCTGGAGTCGCGTCTCACCCGGCTGGAAACCCAGCAGCACGAGCGGCACACCGCCGGCGAGGAGCGGGTGCGCCGCCTGGAAGAGCGTCTCGACCGCGTGGAGCAGCGACGAGCATGACCCCCAACCAGCGCATCAACTGGGAGGGGCTGGCGGCCAACGTCGTGTGCGGAGCCGCCGCCGCCGCTGCGATCGCCATGCAGGCGCCTGGGGCCACGCTCCGCACCATCCTCATGGCGGCCGGCACCGGCGCCCTGACGGGCCTCGTGGGCACCCTGACCAAGCGCACCCGCACTCGCCGCCGAAAGCCGAAGGGGCAGGAATAGCCTCGTGGACCTCTTCACGCAGGGGTATCAGACCGGCAACATCGGCCGGAAGATGGCTGCCAACCTCTTCCCGCCGGGCGCAGGTTGGAGCATCTACGGCGCCGTGGACACCCACGCCCGCGGCGCCAGCCTGATGGACTACCCGATCTGCGCGGGTGCGGCGCAGATCGCCCTGTTCTTCAACAACGCGCTCATCAACCGCGCCACCGACGCGGACATGAGCGACATCCTCACCTCGGTGTCGGTCAAGCGGTCGGTGTCGGGGGCGCAGTTCGCCACCGTCGTCGAGAACGTCACGGTCAAGAAAAACCAGACCCACACCACCGCCCCGTACACGATCACGGTCAACGCGGGCGAGACTCTGCGCGTCAACTGCTGGGGCGCGGCCAGCGAGGGCGGCAAGACCATCAGCGGCGTGCGGCAGCCGATCTCCCCGGGCCTGGGCAAGACGGGCGCGTCGCTCACGTTCTCTCCCGACGCGACCGGCGTCGACACCGTGCTCAGCAACAGCACGCTGGTATGGACCCTGGCGATGCTCCTGGCCAAGGCGAGGATCGTACGCGGCGCAGGGCAGGGGCACTCGCTCACGACGGCGGTCCACAACAACGGCGATTCGGCGCAGAGCCTCCTGTGCGACTCGCTCAACGTGCCCTACTCCTGCGTCGGCCAGGGCGGCGGCGTGTTCGATGCGTGGGACGACAACGCCTTCCACGACCAGGCGCTGCTCATGGGCGACGTGTATCTGCTGCTGGGGCAGATCAACGCCTGTAACAACCTCGCCGCGTACACCGTCGGCAGCCAGCTCACAACGCCCACCGCCATCGCGACCTTCAGCGACGGCACCTACACCAAGAGCCTCGCCGACCAGCTCGGTGACATCCTCAAGGCGCTTTCCGCGATGGGTGTCCGCTGCTACGCGCTGACCGAGAACTACCCCGGCCCGGTTGACGGAAACGCGACTCTGACGGACTACCGGCTCGTCATCTGGGACGGGTGGAACGAGTGGCTGCTCAACTCCGGTCCGGCCTACTACGGCGCGTTGCTCGCGGATGCCATCGACACCCGGCCCGGCTTCGCCACGCAGCCCTACCCCGCCGGCGTACCGAAGCCGGGCTCCGGCACCGGAATCCACGACAACTACGAGGAGATGGCCGCGGAACTCCTCACGTACTTCTCCGTCGGAGGCGCGGGCGAGGGCGTGTTCACGCCCCAGAGCAACAGCTACGTCGAGGCGTTCTACTCGCTCTTTGAAGGCGGCAACGAGACGCCGGGGACCGCAACCGCCCTGCCCGACGGGTGGAGCGAGTGGTTCTTCAGCACGACCGAATCCGCGCGCCTTGCGACCAACGGGTACGGGCACATCAAGGTCGTCGGCGCGACCACGAAAAGCACCTACGCCTTCTGCGACACGGCGGTCGGCGGATCCAACGCCGAAGTCGAGTTCTTCGGCAAGTTCATTTCCGCGCCGTGGGTCGCCCAGGTCAACAACCAGGGGCTTCACATCGGCTTCCACGCCACGGACGCGAGCGGCGGCGTCGGCAACAACACCGCCGCCAGCTTCCACCACGAAGGTTACAGCCTCACCTACAGCAACGACAGCAGCGGCAACCTTCGCGCGCACCTGCGCCGTTATAACCCCAACGCGATCCAGACATCGCAGGGGCTCCCGCTGCTGCCGGTCAACCAGGTCAACACGATGGAGGGGCTCGCCATCGCGGCGGGTCAGCGGCTCTCCGTCGTCGTGCAGCGGCGCGTCATCTCCGGCAACAACCGCTTCGACATCCTGACCTACATCGACGGCGAGCTGATCGACACGTGGAGCTACACCGACACCACGATCAGCGCCAATGCCGCCGTTTCGGCGCTCTACACCGGTCAGCTCTACGTCTCCGTCGGCACCGCTGGCGACACGTCCACGACGCACAGCAGCGGCGCTCGGACATGGGACGCGGTGCGCCTCTACAACTACGATGCGACGGTTATCGCCACCGTCGCGGGCCGCGGCACCATCTACGTCCCGCTCGGCGGCTCGGTCGCGGTCGATGTCGATGTCACCCAGAGCGCACCCACCGCCGGGCCGGCATCCGGCGTCGTCGTCACCACCACGCTGGTCGACGCGACCGGGGCGGCGATCGGGGCAACGGCCACCACCGACGCCCAGGGCGTCGCACGATTCTCCGGCGCGGACGCTCTGAGCGCGGCCGACACGTTCAACGTCGGCGACACCTTCACGCTCCAGGTCACCTGCGGCGGCGTCACGGCGGACCTTGACTGCGAGGTGGTCGAGACGGTCGGCGACGGCACCGGCGGCGGCGCCAGGAGCATCTTCGGGGGGTACCTGCTTTGAGTCTCTATCGGTCCATCGACGGCACCTATACCTTCTACCTCAACACGCACCTACCCTCGACAGCGTCCGAGGGGGATGCTGACGCCCTGCCGACCTACGAGGTCTATGAGGAGGACACCGACGCCACGATCCTGTCGGGGAGCATGGCCAAGCTCAACGACGCCGGTACGCTCGGGCAGTTCGTCAAGAAGATCACCCTCAGCGCCGCCAACGGCTTTGAGGCCGGGAAGATCTACGGCGTCCGGATGCGGGCGCTGGTCGAGACGGTCCCGATGTGCAAGACGGAGGTTTTCGGGATCTGGCCCAGCACCATCCCCTCCACCATCGGCATCGACGGAGTGCCGGTCATCTACGTCGAGGGCCCGTTCATCCTGGAGGTCATCGGCTCCGGCACGGGCGGGCTGATCCGGCGCTCTGCGGGCGATCCGCTCGCCGTCGCGGTGACCCTGAAGGCGGGAAGAAGGCGGATCAACCTGGCGGGCAAGACACCGACGGCGCAGATGCTCGACAGCGCGGGCGACTCGGCGGCGGCGGTGACTGCGGCCAAAAGCTACGACGCCGGCGGGGAGATCACCCTGAGCGCCACCGTCCCTGCTGAGCCAGGCATCTACCGGGTCACCGTCAAGCCCTCGTCGACCGACTGGACCTACGGGCCGCTGCTCGTGGAGGTGGTGTAGACATGGCGTTCTCTGCCGCTGGCATCTGGCCGTCCGTCCCGCTGCTCTCCAACGGGTCGGCCCCCGCGTTCGCTGCGGCACTGACCCTGGACTCGACATCGGTCGACAACGTCGCCTGGGTCTGGTACCCGCCCTACGACGACACCATCTCCGCCATCAAGTTCAAGCTGGCCAGCGTGCTCGGGCTCCCTGGGGTTCTGCGCGTCGACGCGGAAGGCGTCACCGCCAGCGGCCTCAACGACGGGACGATCAAGGGCGCAGGCCTCAACGCCAAGGTCGACTTCACGCCAACCGGCGGGGACGTCGGGGTCTACACGGCGACGTTTGGGGAGTCGTTCGCCGTCACGGCGGGGGTACCTGTCGCCTTCGTCATCAAGCCGCTGTCGGGCACATGGGACGCCAGTAACCTCGTCACCATCATCAACCGTCTCACCGGCGTCGAGGTCGACTTCAATCCCTACTGCATCGTCAACGGGGCCAAGGGCACCAGCAACCTACAGCAGGTCCTCGTCGTCGGCGCGGCCCGAAGCTACGAGTGCTGCCTGTCGGCAACCGGCGCGACGGCCAACCTGACGACCGGTTCAAGCCCCAACGAGGTCGGCAACCGCTTCGTTGCCCCATCCCTGGGTGACACGGTGGACTGCTACGGCCTGGTGTTCACGGGCTCGGTCACTGCGGGGCGCAACCTGGAGGTCTACCTGCGCGACTTGACGACCGGCCAGCTCGCCACCAACGCCATCGACACCGACGCCCTGGTCGCGGGCGTCGGCCGAACGTGCCTGCCCTTCACCACGAGGGTCGCCTTGACCCCGGGCGGCGTCTACCACGTCTCGGTCAAGGGTGCCCACGCCTCTGGTTCGACCACGATCCACCAGCATACCTGGGCGTCGTCGGCAGACAGGCAGGCGGCGCTCTTCGGGCACGACATCTACCACGCGGAGCGGGCGGGTGGCGCCTGGACCTACGACCAGGCCAAGCTCTCCTGCGTGTTGCCGCTGCTGGTCAACCCCACGATGTTGGCGGGAGGCGGCGGTTCCAACCGAAGCGCTGGATTCAACGGAGGCTGGAACTAAGCATGCTCACCATTAAGATCTCCGAGGCGGCCGCGGCACGGCGGCGTATTCCCGTCTACCTCGTGGACGCCACCGACGGATATAGCCCGGAGACGGGGATAACGGCGCCGACAGTGGAGGTCAGCAAGGCAGGCGCGGCGCAGGCGTCCGGTGGGGGAACATGGACCGAGATTGGCGAAGGGCAGTACTACTACGAGGCCACGGCCGGCGAGGTGGACACGCTGGGGTTTCTGGCGCTCTCGGTCCGCAAGACGGGGTGTCGAGACGTAGCGGCGCTGGTGCAGGTTGTCGCCTTTGATCCCTACGACGCGGCAGGGCTCGGACTGACCAGGCTCGATGCGGCCGTCTCCGCCGTCAAGGCCAAGACGGACAACCTGCCCGACGACCCCGCCGACGCCTCCGATATCGCCGCGGTGCTGGGCACCATCGACGACTTCGTCGACACCGAGATCGCGACGATCCTGGCCCGCCTGGGCGGCTGGACCGGCACCGGCATCAACACCGTGCTGGGAGCGATGCGCGCCCTGGCCAACAAAGCCGCCGGGCTCACCCCGACCGACCTCTCCACCGGCGGGACGTTTGACAACACGACCGACTCCGGCGAGGCGCTCCGGGACCGGGGCGATGCGGCGTGGGGCGCGGGGGGCAGCATCACGCCGCCGGTCGTGTACTACCAGGGCAACCTCAACCTCACCAGCGACGAGCCCACCGTCGACGGGATCATCCGGCGCTATGCAGGCGACCCGCTCCGGATCGCGGTGCGGCTCTCGACGGGGGAAGCGCCGGCCAACATCGACGGCTACACCCTGGTGCCCGTGCTCAAGGACTCTGCCGGCGCCTCCGCCTCGGGCATCACGGCCGACATCGCGCTGGGACCAAACGGCGAGGCGACCATCGACGGAACTACTCCGGCGGCCACCGGCATCTGGCGGCTGACGGTACGACTCGACGCGGACGGCCAGACATTCGGGCCGCTGATCGTGGAGGTCATCTGACCTTGGAAAGGACGGACGTTATGGACGAGACGACGAACGAAGTGAAGGCGGAGGGGGCCGCTCCGGAGCAGGGCTATGTGCTGGCGGCGCCGGGCTCCCAGTCGCTGCGGTGGATCTGCGAGGCGTGCGCTCCGAGCCACCTGCGGGCCGGCTGGAAGCACCCGAAGGCGGAGCTGGCCCAGGAGTGGTTCGCGGCAGCGCAGGGCGTCGGCCAGGTCCCCGCGGGCGCGATCCTTCTGGAGGCCCCGGTCCAGTGACCCTGACGGTGCGGGTCGAGACGTCGGCCTGGCGGGCGATCGAGGCAAGCCTCACTCCCGAGGCGGCGGATCGAGTCGTGCGCGCGACGGCCTTCGACATCCAGGCCGACGTCGCCCGCCGCATCCAGACCGGCCCCAAGACCGGCCGGGTCTACGGCCCCGAGGTGTCCTTCGTCGCGCGTGGCAACCGCGGCAGGCAAGGCCCGCACCTGGTCCGGTTCACGTCTCGGCGCAAGATGCACCAGGCGTCCGCGCCGGGGGAGTCGCCCGCCACCAATCTCGCAGCGCTGGCGGCCTCCTACCGCGCAAAGCCCGTGCGCCGCGGTGTCTGGCGCGTCGGCTCCCCGCTGGTCTACGCCGCCCCGCTGGAGTTTGGCGATCGCCGGGGTCGGCTCAAGGCCAGGCCACACCTTCGCCCCGCGTTTAAGGCGGCGCGCGCGGTTATGCGACGTCGCATGAGAGCGATGCTCGGGGAGCGTGGGTAGGCCATGGCCAGGCTTGCGCTCCCCGCCATCCGGAAGGCCGCCCAGGCGCGCCTTATCACCCTCCTGGAAGACCAGCGCATCGGGGTGCGGGCTGGCCTCCAGAGCGACGTGGAGACGGACCTCTCCCAGCGGTCCGAGGGGGAGACCTCGCGCGAGGCCGCCTACCCCTACGTCTCCGTGGTCGTCGAGGCGGGCGAGATCGAGTCGGGGACGCGGGGCACCCCAACCCGATCGGAGCCGACGCTGCGCGTGGTCGTGTGGGGCCGGCGCGGTCTCGAAGGCGAGTACGCCCGGCTCGTGGACATCGGCGAGCAGATCGCGGGCAGCCTCGACGGGTGGAGCCACAGCGAGACGGGGCTGCGCTGGAGTGTGGCGCGCCAGCGTGAGGTGGAGGAGTACGCCCAGCAGGACGGCGGCGCGGGCCTCGACGGGATCGGGGCCGAGTGGGCGGTGACGGTGAAGTACTGCGGCTGATGCCGCGCGTGGCGGCCGAGGGCCGCAGGGGGTGACCAATGGCTACTTGTGTACTTGACGGGCAGGACGTTCGGGTCCGCTACCGACTCGGCGGGGTGCAGGACTGCTCTCCGACCTGGGGCTCGTGGGCCGAACTCTCCCACGACGACGGAACGACGCTGACGGACATTCTGGTGAGCCTGCGGGTGAGCGAGACCTCGGAGACTCGCACGGCGCAGGGCCTCAAATCCAAGCGGGTGGCGACCCGCGTGATCCGGGGCAAGGACACCCTGACGGGGACCGTCCACGCACCGTCGGCGACCGGGCCGGTCTTCCGGGGGATGCGCGGCTACTACGTCCAGATCGAGATCACCTACGTGGTGACCCTGGCGGTGGACACCTATACCGGCGTCTTCACCCAGTTCGATCGGGAGATCGGCGACAGCACGCTGACCGAGAACTTCACGGTGGAATGCGATGCCGTCTAAGCGCCCCGACGATTCGCCGCTCGCAGCGCTGGCGGCGCAGCGCAAGCCGACCGACCAGGCGGAGACCGTCGATATCGACGTCTCGGAGTGGTACGGCGAGGGCGCTGCGCTGACCCTGCGCCGCCTTTCTGCCGCCGATAAGTGGTCCGCGGGCTCGGTCCGTGCGAAAGCGGTCAAGGGGATGCGGCCGTCGTGGCCGGATGCCCTCTGCGCCCTCGTGGCAACGCTGGCGACCGCTCACGTCGCTCCGGAGCCGGGCGGGCCCGGCCCGATTCCGTTCTACCTGGGGCTGGCTGACGACACCGACGATTCTCTGATCCTGCACATTAACGAGCAGTATCAGTCGTTCGTCGATCCTTCGTCGGGCATGAGCCTGGATGAGCAGGAGAAGGTCTTGCTGTACTGCTGCCTCACCTACCTCCACCGGCATCCGTCCGAACTGACGGACCTCGACGCCTCCGCGCTGGACGACTTGCTCACCAACTACCGGCGCGAGCTAGAAGGAGAGCAGGCAAAGGCCAAGATGCTTGCCAAGCAGCTCGGCCCATTGGCGGCGCTGCTGGGGCTTGGAGGCAAGTAGCCCATGTCCGAGGAGAAGATCGGCCTCTACGGCATGGTTCGTCTTGACGGTGAAACCGCCGCAGCACGGGCCATGAAGGAAGTGCGCCATGGGTTTGAGGACGCCGGAAAAGCCGCGGAGAAGATGGGCCAGCAGGTCTCCGCGGCGGGTCGCCGCTTCCAGGATCTCGCAGAGCACGGCGAGCGCCTCAAGCGGTTCCTTGTGGGGACGGCGGCGACGGCGGGCGGCTTCTGGATCGCCGATCGTATCCGGGACAGTTCTCAGGCAGCGATGGACGCCGCCAGCTCCTATCAGTCCCTCGAAGCCCGACTGACTGCACTGGTCGGATCAGCGGACGCCGCGCACCGAAAGCTGAAGATGGCGGAGCTGGTCGCGGCTCCGTCTCCCTTCACGACCAAGCAGCTTGCGGACGCGGCGGTCACTCTGGAAGCCTTCGGGGTAAACGCCGAGCGGACGTTGCCGGTTCTGGGCAAGTTGGGCGCGGCGATGGGCGCGACCAACGAGCGGATGCAGGTCTTCGTGCGCGGCATGGGGCGGCTGGGGCAGGGGCAGCTCCCCGAGCTGGACGTCCTGGGGGACATGGGGATATCGAAGGGCGACTTCGCCGCGCGTGGGGTGATCCCGGACGAGCACGGCATGATCGACCCGACGGCGGGACTCCAGGCCCTGAACGACATCGTAGAAACGAAGTTCGGCAAGATCCTCGACCAGATGGCCAACACTGCCGAGGCGAAGCGCGCCAGCCTCGAAGACGCGGGCGAGAAGGTCATGCGGGCGTTCGGCTCAGGGCTTCTACGAGCGGCCGCTCCGTCTATGGGCGCGTGGACGAAGGTGCTCAACGGCCTCAATACCAGCGGTGTTCTCGACCAGGTAACCAACAAACTCACCACGGCGTTTCTGGGAGTCTTCGGCGGCGATCGTGCCGATGCCGTCGCGCGGTTCGTCTCGAAGGCGCTGGCCTACCTGTACGAGATCCCGGAGACGATGAGGGTCATCGGCCACGACATCAGCCTGATATGGCATGTGGTTAGCAACAACGTCTCCGAGTTCTTCGGCATGGTGGAGAACCGCGCGATCCGGGCCTATGCCACCGTCGGGGCGGTCGGCGCGGGAATCAGAAGCGTATGGGAGAAGACCCTGGCTGACATCCATGCGTTCTTTGCGATCGCGGAGGCCAAGATTTACCAAGTCTCCAACGGCGTCTCTAAAACGATGGAGGGGATTTCGCTTGGATGGAATGCCCTCAAGGGGACCTTTGGCGTCCTCTTCGACTACCTGGAAGCGCGCGTGCAGAAGTTTCTGGGACCACTCTACGGATTTGTCAGCATTCTCAAAACGGCTGCTGGGGAAGCGATCGCACCCCTCAAGGACATTTTTACCGGGGCCGAAGGAGCCTTCAAAACGGGGTGGGACGCCTATATGCAACAGCAGGGCGTCCCTGACCTGAAGACCCCAAACTAC